GAAGATGCTACCGTAACCGCTTAGAAAGGAGACCAACATGAACGAGCTAGCTACATACGAACAATCGGGCTTACCCGGCACAATTGAAGACTTGAGCCGTTTTGTCCTGGTAGGCCGGGAAAAGCTTACGGCTGTCCGAGCTGCAATCAGGGCAATTGATCGGGTGCAGCTTGCCCAGGAGGTCAGAAACCAAAAGATGGATGAGGCGCGGATGCTTTCAGAGGCGTTGCTTGATGCCGAGGTCAGATTGGGAGAAATGACCAAGCAAATACCAAAGGCGACGAATGGAGGGGCGAATCAATACCGGGCTAAAACGACAGCAGTGTCGCAAGAGCATAAAACCATCGGCACCGCCGCCATTCTTGAAAAATCAAAGGCTGAGACAGTTAAAAGTTTAGGTTTCACCCCTAAACAAGTAGAGCGCTTTGAGACCCTAGCCGACAACAAGGACCTCGTGGAACAAGTCAAGCGGGAGGCCAGAGAAAATGATGACATCCCCACCAGAACGCAAGTACTTAATCTCGCATCCTACAGGAAAAAGCAACAAGAGCAGGAGACAAGGCAAATTGACGACGACGCCAGGAAGCACAAGGCGTTTATTACGATGGTCTCGGGAGTCCTCAACTTCATTGCCAGCGAGGGAGAGCTGGAGATGTTAACCGATGCCCTGGTCCGGTCCTGTAAAGGAGCTTTACTGGAAAGCGATCTTACGGATTTGGACCGCGCCATAGGGCTGTTAACCAATATTAGAAACCGTCTGGCTGAGAAAGGAGCGAATGATGGGAAGGAAAAGTAACTCCCTGGAACGGCGCGCCCGAGAGTACATTCTGGAGCAAATGCACGATAACGGCGAGATGACCCAAGAGGAAATAAAAGACCTCATCCGGCCGCACTTCCACTTTGATTACCAGACCGCGAAAGAACAGGCGATTGGCCGTTGTGCAAATCGGCTTGTCTCGTCCTTGAGGGATGAGCAGGGCGTCCGGACCAGCTTCACCTTACGGAGTGAAAACCTTGTGGTTAATGTTGAGAAGAGCAAAAACCTGCGGAATGTCCGCGCCGTGAAGCAACAATTGCAAAAACAGATTGCCGGGACTTTTGCATCATTTCAGAAAACGGAAAAACGGGAAGCCGAGCTGCTGGGCCAGACCTCCCTCTACGATGCAAAGCCCACGCAAGACGCCTTCGACTTCGGCGCTGTCGCCATGCTGTAAGAAGACCCACTTCCGGAGTAGACCCAAGATACTACATAATAAGTCCGATAGAACGGACTATTACAGAAAGGAGACAGTATGAACGAACTTGAAATCAAACGGGTGCCCTTCCTGGGTACTGAGCTGATGGCCGCCCGCGACAAGGACGGCCAGATTTGGGCCGGGATCCGCTGGATGTGCGACGGCTTGGGACTAAGCGAGGGACAGAGGAAGCGGCAAATTGCTAATATCCAGGCCGATAAGGTGCTCTCTAAAGGGGGATCAAATTTGGTCCTCCCTACCCGTGGTGGGAATCAGGAAGTCCTTTGCCTCAAACTGGACTTTGTACCTCTGTGGCTGGCGAAGATCAGCATCACGCCGACGATGGAAGCGGGAACCCCCGAGTTGGCCGCCAATTTAGAGCAGTACCAGCTTCGCGCTAAGGACGTGTTGGCGGCGGCATTCTTACCAAAGAAAAGTGGCGACCGAGGTGATACCCCCAAGCTCCCCGCCCTGTCCTCGGTCAACGGGGCCATGAAGATGGCTTTGCAGGCCATGGACGAGGCCGGGGTGGACCCAGCGTATAAGCTCCTTGCTCTGCGGGACGCCTATGCGCCGTATGGCCTAAACATCCACACGGGCGGACTTGAGATGCCCGAAAAGCTTTATGACCTGACCGGGATAGCTGAAATCCTCGGCGTGCTGTCCGCCCGCAGCGGGAAGCCGCACGCCAAAGCAATCGGCGCCATTCTGGGTCATATCGGCGTTATGCCCCATGAAATTAAGATTGTGCCTTTCACCAATAACGGCCACTCTGGGACCTGTGAGCAGTACACAGAACCCGTTTTGTCTCGCGCACGAGATTGGCTGGACGCTCGCGGTTGGCCGCTGGTTATTGAGGGACCGGATGGGACGAACTATAAAGTCCGCTATGAATAAGACGGATGCCTGCTGATAGAACGTACTTTTGCGGAAAGGAGGCGGTTGCATTGAGAAAAACTTCATTACCAGCACCGACGGAGGAAGAGATCCTGCGTTATGACAACGTTCCTCCGGCCGTCGCGGCGCGATTCATTGGTTGGTCATCCCCGACTGTCTACCGCGCGCTTCAGGAGGGCAGGGCCCCATTTGGATTTGCCGTGGCGTGCACAGGTTCCTGGGCCTACAACATAAGTCCCGGACTCCTCGTGAAGTACAAACGGGGTGACCTGCCCACCTACCGGCTGAAAGAGGTGGAAGAGCTGGCCGTTGAAGGCATTGAGCGCGTCATCAGCGAGAAAATGGCGGCGATTAGACGGCTCACGGAGGTGATCGCATGATCCGCATCCGGAACAAGCCTGCGGCAATAAGAAAAGCCGCTCACGGGTGGATCAGACCCATGGGCGGCAGGCCGGGAAACGGCCAAAACTTGACACCGCTAGTATAAGCGGTTTTTAGGAGAAATGCAAGTATGAAATATTTTAGTACGGAAGAGGCTTGGACGATTATGCGAAAGTCTAGCCCGTGGATTTGCGCTATTGATGACGATAACCCCAACATTGAGGCGGCCCGTGCTCTGCTGGACTTTACGAAAAACCGGAGTCGGGAGCCGTTCTATTGCGCGGCCGTAGGCTTCGCCTTGGGACGGGCAACTGGTATCCGGGAGGAACGGGCAAGAAGGAAGGGAGCGTTGCTATGAGCCGGCTTGTACACGACTATACAAAGGACAAGCATGTGGTGGAGGCATTCGGTGGACTGAGCGTCCTAGAGTCCGTCGAGGGCCAGGTGGAGACACTGGAACTCCCGTCCTGCCCCTTCTGCGGAGGTGAGGCGATGGTGGGCCTAGGGCAGATTTACGGCCATCCATTCGTTGTGGTTGAATGCTCCTGCTGCCATTGCCGGACGGTATCTACAGCGCCTCACTACAATTACCTTACTGGGGTACAGACGGACATCCATGACGCCATCAGTACCGCCGCCCAGAGATGGAGCAAGAGAACGGAGGTGCCGGCATGAGCGGGGAGGGGATTCCTATCCTGGGCATCCGCGAGATGTCAGACACCCGTTGGAATGATGCCGCCAGGGAAGGCGCTCGGGCCGCGCTGAAGGATATGGGGATAGCGTCGACAAAGGAAAATGTGGACGACTATCTTTCGGCGCTTCGTGAGTATTTGGCGGAAGACCGGCCGGATGCAGAGGAGGTGCGATTCTGTGCGATACCCAGTCGATGTTGAGCGGGAGTTGGACAAGGCCATGGATCGACTGACCGGCGTCCGCATCTCGAGCGATAAATGGGACTATTTCAGAAGGTTGGTGTCAGAAATCAATTCGGCCTTCGCGGCTGGGTGCGAGGGCTCGGACGGATACCCCATTGATGTGGGGATAAACCTGGCCGCCGACACCGAGCGCTACCGCTTTTCAACCGCTGAGCGGCGGGTGGTCATCCGCTGGATGGAGGCGATCAACCGGGCATACAAGGCCGGCCTGCGTGCCCGTCAGGAGCCAATTGAGATGGAGCCGGTCAAGATACTGGACCCACGGACTGGCACGGTCTTGCGAAAAATCCAAAGCGCACGGGAACTTGAGTCCTGCTTATTTGACCTTGTACCAAGGGGTGCCCCGTTTGGGCTATATTTGCCGGGGTGTAAGATCACAGCGGTCGTCACCCCATGCGGGAGGTGAGGGGTTATGCCTGAGCTGGCGGCTCGGCGGCCCGGAACAAAATTTTGATTGACTCGCACGCCCCGAAATTCCTTGTCAGTATACCGGGGGCGCCGAGCCGCCTGTTTTGGGCGGGAGTCCATTCATTTTTATCAATTATTTCTTTATTTGTAGCAGATTGTATAAACACACTTTAACGTCCGGCATTCAGCCGATAAGGAGGATAACATGACAGAAACCCAAAAGAAGGCGCTCGACCTTTTGGACCTTTTATGCGTCGAGCAGCGTATCACCGTGGAGGAGCACGCGATCCTTACGACCGGCATTCGAGCCATACCGCTCTTCGGGGAGCCCGCCGAGTCTTATGATATGTTCCTGGTCGATGGATCGTTTACAGACGCTGATGATACCTGCGTAGACTGCATCAGATTCGATCAAGTGGATCATCTGGACCTAGGCGCACTTTTACGCCTTTCCATGCGGCAAGATTTCGATATGGTGATTCGATTGGACAAGCGGGCGTAAATCGGAATGCGGGTGAGACTATGGACAAAACGATGTTGGAATACGCGCTGGAGCTTGCGGGGATGGGCTTGCCGGTCCATCCCCTGCACACCCCTGTAGGGGGCGGTAGGTGCTCCTGCGGGCGAAAGAGCTGCGGAAGCGTGGGAAAGCACCCACGGACGATGAGCGGCGTCAAGGATGCCTCTACGGACCCAGGGCAGATCAAAAAGTGGTGGTCAATGTGGCCGGACGCGAACATCGGCTTTGCCACAGGCGGCAGCTCCAGAATCGTCGTCCTGGATGTGGACTGCAACCATGCGGCGGGGAAGTATGGGGACGAAAGCCTGAACGCTCTTGAAGAAAGGCATGGGCCGCTTCCCGACACCTGGCTCTGCCTAACCGGCGGGGGTGGTCTGCACTACTATTTCTTTTACGACGGCGACGGCGTCAAAAACGATGTGGAGTTCCTACCCGGTCTGGACGTCCGGACCACCGGCGGTTATGTCGTGGCGCCGCCATCCCTGCACGCTTCGGGGCGTCGGTATGAGTGGGAGGGGGCTCATGAGCCGTGGGACACACCAATTGCCCCTTTGCCCGATTGGCTTCGAGATATCATCATCCGCGGGAAGGAAGGGAGCACCGGGCATGGTGAACGCCTGGAGATCCCAGATACCGTCGCAGAGGGCGGGCGGAATCGCACCATGTTTCGTCTCGCGGCCTCCCTCCGAGCAAGGGGGCTCACTGAGCCTGCGATCCTGGCAGCTATATGGGAAGAAAACCAGAAGCGGTGTGCGCCGCCGCTAGACCGGAAAGAGATCGAGACGATCTGCGGCAGTGTGGGCAGATATAAAAGGGGCTCTGGGGTGGACAGACTCCAGGCTGCCGCAATAGCCGAGGAGAAGGTCGAGCGCGCTAGCGAGGGAGACTTTGAGACATTGACCGACCCGGAGGTGCTTACAGCCGCATTGCGCCTCCCAGACCCTATAGAGCGAGAAATGAAGCTGGCGGAACTGCGCGGCCGTGCCAAGGAGCTCAAGCGCGCACGGGACTTTGAGCGGGTCCTAAAGGCGCATCAGGAAGCTTTGCAGAAGGAACGAGCCCGGGAGGCAGCGGCGCAGGAGCCGGAGGATATCGACCTGCCCGACTGCCCCCTGCCCGGCCTCAAGTGCTTCGGATGGAATGTGGACGTAAAAGGCGTTACAAGGGTGAGTACAGAATTTTTCGGGGAGGTGGAGCGAGCGTGCTCACACCCCGTCATCATCACTGAGCGGTTGACAAACATCGACACCGGAGGGGAACGGGTGAAGCTGGCCTTCTACCGGGATAAGCGGTGGAAGGATATCATCGTGGATAAGTCCACCATTGCCAGCCGGCAGAAAGTCATTGAGCTGGCTGACGCTGGGCTCCAGGTCAACAGCGAGAATGCCCGGTTCCTCATCCAGTACCTGCACGACCTGGAGGCTCAGAATGCCTATCGTATTTCTCGGAAACGTTGTGTGTCGCGGCTGGGCTGGGCTGACAATGGTCGCGGCGGGATGGAGTTCGTACCTTACGTGGTGGATGTGCAGTATGACGGAGACCCGAAGTATGCCGCCTTTTTCGGAGCAGTCCGGCCGTCTGGAGACTACAGACGGTGGAAGGAACGCATCCTGGAGGCGAGGGAGCAGAGTACAGTGTTGCGGGCGGCCCTAGCGGCCAGCTTTGCAAGCCCACTCATGTGGCCCTTGGGGGCGCAGGTGTTCTTCCTACACCTCTGGGGCGGGACAGAGGTGGGCAAGGCTCAGCCTCTTGACACAAAGATCGTGACGCCGGATGGGTGGAAACCGATGGGCGACCTCCGCGTTGGCGACATGGTCATCGGCGGCGATGGTCGGCCGCACGAAGTGGTGGGTGTTTACCCTCAAGGAGAAAAAGAAGTGTTTGAGCTCACGTTTTCCGACGGTCGAAAGACGCGGTGCTGCAAGGAGCACCTGTGGAACGTCACGACCCGGACGAGGCGGGAGCACGGGTGCGGCTACGTGACGATTTCACTGGAGGAGATGTTAGAGCGGCCTATCAAGGACAAGAAGGGGTATACCTATCGGGTGCCGCTGTGCAGGCCTGTGGAATATTCCTCCGACGGGGAGCTTCCCATCGCGCCCTACCTGCTGGGCGCACTCGTTGGTGACGGATGTTTAACTCTGAAGCAAAACCCGGCTAACAGGCACACGGCCCTGTATTTTAACAATTCGGAGTACGACGTGATCGGGCGGGTCATGAATGAGCTGAACAAAATCGGCGCAGTCATGCGGTTTAATCCCGCCACTACCAACCAGTTTAGCATCACCCACTGTGGCGCTCTGAAGGAGGCCATTGTCTCTCTCGGCCTAAATGTAAAGAGCACGGACAGGGCTATACCGGAGGCATATCTGAGGGCCACCGTCGCCGACCGACGTGCGCTGCTGGCCGGCCTGCTCGATACAGACGGACATGTGACCGAGAAAGGGAGCTTGAACTATTCCACGAGCAGTCGCCAGCTTGCCGCGGATGTCTGTGAGTTGGCCCGTGGACTGGGCTATAAGGCCACCCTTTCGGCTGGAAGGGGAGCGGAGCGCATTGTCCGCATCTCCTCCGACGGGGACGTATTTCTATCCCGTAAGCACGAAGCGCGCATGGAGCGGGCAAAGCAGGGCCGCAATCGTGCGGAGGACCTGGAGTCTGTCGCGCTGGTATCTGTGGAGCCTGTTGGCGTGGAGCCTTGCCAGTGCATCATGGTGGACAGCGCGGACCACACCTATCTCTGCGATGATTTTATTGTGACACACAACACGGTGGCCCAGATGGCGGCCATGTCGGTCTGGGGGGACCCGGATCTGGGGGCATTGCTGCGCAGTTACAATGCTACTTATGTCGGTATGGAGCGCATGGCGGCATTCTGTCACTCGATCCCCCTAGCACTGGATGAACAGCAGACCGTCCGCAACAACCGCTATTTCAACATGGACACTCTGATCTATAACCTCTGCGAGGGACAGGGCAAAGGACGGGGCACGAAGTCCGGCAGCATCGAGAACATGGCCACTTGGAGGTTGTGCGTCCTGAGCAGCGGCGAGGGTCCCTTGACAGATGAGAGGTCCGGCGGCGGAGGGAAAAACAGGGTCATTGAGCTCTACTGCAAGGATAAGCTCTTCGAGGACGCCGCCAGCATGGCGGACTTCGTGAAGGGGCACTATGGCTATGCGGGCCGTGAGTTCATAAAGGCCATGTCGGAGCCCGGCGTAATAGAGGAGGCTAAGAGCATCCGGGATGCCTGCCGGAAGCTGTTCCTCGGAATCGGGCATGGGACGGAGAAGCAAGCCGCCAGCGCCGCTATGCTGGCTGTGGGAGACTATTTTTCTTCGGTCTGTGTTTTCAGAGTAGATCCCGGTACGGCGATCCAGGGTACGCGGGCATTTTGCTACGCGCTGGCGGAATATCTCACGGATACGGCGGAAGTCAGCCAGGTAGAGCGGGCCTACCGATGGGTGTGCGATTGGATTGCGGCGAACCCCGGTCAGTTTGAACGCCAGCAACCCGGTGGGATACCGTATCATGACGATAGAAACAAGCTGTGGGGGAAGCAGACAGATGCGGGATATGCCGTTATCGCTTCAGTAATGGATGAGGCCATGGAACAGGCGGGCTTTATTATGGCGGCCTGTAAGGAAGGCTTCGCGGAAAGAGGATACATTATCCCGGGTAATTCCAGAAAAACCAAGCAGCTTCGGATCGGTAGGGACAGGCCATGGTGCTATGAATTGGTCGTACCGAAACTGGCACCCGGCGAAACAGATGAAAGCGGCGATGACACGGACGACCCATGGAAAAATGAGCAAAAGATGATTCCGTTTCTAAGGGGATGAGAGGACCTGTCACCGGAAGACGGCATTCTGGTGACAGGTGGTGACGAATCTGGTGACGGGTAAAATCCAGTAGCTGCAAGGCTTTGAGCCCTTTATATACTTACTGTCACCATGTCACCAAGATATATATATTTATATAAGGGAAAAAGAGAAAGAGGAAATACAGTGATCTCTTTTCTTTTATCTATATAAGTTGAGTGTGTCGCACAAAATTTGGTCAACGCCTAGGGCCACAATGGATACGCCGTTTTTTGCCCCTGGTGACAGGCAAAAAAGTTGGTGACGGTAGAAAGGAGAGGCAATGTACACAAAATATCGGGATCCGCTCACGGGCACTGTGCAGGTCCGTGATGTGCGGCATTTCAGGATCAGACCTCTGGATTGCGAGGAGGAGGACGGAAGCACCACCCATGGGGCGGTCATTTGCGACGGGTTCGTGGAACGGGCTACGTTCTTTGGGGGCGCGTTGGCCGGAGAGATTGCCGGCCTGCTGCTGGACGGCGACGAGAAGGTTCACCGCCGCAGGACCAGAAAGACGGACAAGGTTGTCACGGTGGACGACGTATTCACGGGTATGCCTGAGTGTGAGGAGCTTGCCTGGTTTCGTTCATGGGAGATCGCAGAGAAGATCATGGACAAGCTGTGCCAGGTCCTGGCCAGCGGCAGGCAGTTCTTTGATTTGACTATCTACGGGGAGGATGGCGAGGTTGACAGCGATGGCTGGTACTGGTAGACGGGCATATCAATTTCACGGTGCCTGTCGGAATGTCGTAGCATCTGAGACTACAGGGGCGGGGAACGCATATAGAGAAAGCGAGAAGAGCATGAAACAGGAATTTCCACAGCGGCTCCAGAAGCTGCGGGAGCGGCGAAGGATGAGCCGGAAGGCCCTTGGGGAGCTGTGCGGGTTGAGTAAAAATATCATCGGCCAGTATGAACGCGGAGAGAAGGAGCCAACGTTGGCGCCAATAGTTGCACTGGCGGATTACTTCGAGGTCCCCGTGGATTACTTAATTGGACGCCAAAATTATTTGTAAGACTCCCACTATAGTGGGAATCAGATTTAAACGCCATGCGATAATTACCGTGTAGGATTGGATTCCTGCACGGTATTTTTATGTGAAGAGGAGGCGTTGAGGATGGCCAAGCTGACGCCAAAGCAAAGACGGTTTGTTGCGGAGTACCTGGTGGACCTCAACGCCACACAGGCCGCGATCCGGGCGGGATACAGCCCCAAGAGCGCGGCCCGGATTGCCGTGGAACTGCTCAATAAAACTCATGTCCAGGCGGAGATCCGGAAAGCCATGGCGGACCGGGAGGAGCGCACCGGAGTCACGCAGGACTGGGTGGTCCAGGAGCTCTACAAGATCGCGCACGCTGACCGGGGCGGGATCGCCAAAGTGGTCGGGGGCGTCCGCGTAGTGCTGACCGACACCGACGATCTGGACGCCGAGCAGCGGGCCGCCTTGGTTGGCGTGGAGGAGACCAAGTTTGGCATCAAGGTTACCACCTGCGACAAGCTCAAGGCCCTGGAGCTGCTGGGCCGACACCTGGGGATGTTTACCGACAAGCAGGAGATCAGCGCGGACACTACGCTGCGCGTAGAGATGGACAAGGGACTGGAGGAGATGGGAGAGTGACACTTCGGATTGACCCGCCCAACAGTAAGCCGCAGAAGGCATTCTTCCAGGCCCGGGCCCGGTTCGTGGCCTACGGAGGCGCACGGGGAGGCGGGAAGAGCTGGGCTGTGCGCACCAAGGCGGTGCTGATGGCGCTGCGCTATGCCGGCATCCGCATCCTGTTCCTTCGGCGGACCTACCCGGAGCTGCGGGAGAACCACATCGTGCAGCTCAAGGCTATGCTGGAGGGTGTCGCTACCTGGCGCGAACTGGAAAAGGCCTTCTCCTTCCCAAACGGGTCTCGCATCATCTTCGGGCACTGCGCCGGAGAGCACGACGTGGACCAGTTCCAGGGGCAGGAATATGACGTGATCTGCATTGACGAAGCCACCCACTTCACCGAGTACCAGTTTTCCGTCTTGACGGCCTGCCTGCGGGGCGGGAACCCATTCCCCAAGCGCATGTACCTCACCTGCAACCCGGGAGGCGTCGGGCACATGTGGGTCAAGCGGCTGTTCGTGGATCGGGAGTACAAGCCCGGGGAGAACCCTGAGAACTACGTGTTTATCCAGGCGCTGGCATCCGATAACCCGGTCTGGAAGAAGAACGACCCCAAATTTCTGGAGGGCCTGGACAATCTTCCGGACGGGCTCCGGGAGGCGTGGCGGGACGGGCGCTGGGACATCTTCGCCGGGCAGTATTTCCCCGAGTTCCGGCGGGAGACCCACGTGATAC